GCGAGTTTCTTAAACTTTTGTCGACGTGCCTGACTCACAGGCGTATCTAGTGGATTATGATTGACGAATCACTAGAAATTCACTAAGGAAAGGTTTTTGTTGTATTGTATTTTTGTGGCGCATATGCCTACAATTCCTTAGTCTGGACAACTCCAGTATGTCGGTAAACTTGCAACGGTGCCGTTGTAAAGCGGCTTGAACACCTGTCGGCGTTCGCATTACCCAGCTGTACCTATTTAGGCAGCTGCAATGAGGTAGGGGAGCAATTCAGCTCCCACTGCCTCGACCTCCTCGATCAGTTCAATCGAACCGATGGTGGAGGGCTTCGGAATCCCGTTGACCCAATTGCTGCCAATTGCGAGAGGCGGCTTGGGGATGGAGGATCCGGAAAGGATCTCGCCCTTGATCCAATCAAGGAGAGAATTGGCACCTTGGCCGGCAATGCCCTTGACCCAATCACCAGCGGGCCCATCCATGAGGTGCCCAATGGCATTTTGAGACCCTTGGCCAGCGAAACCACCTGTCATCAGTTCGGGAATGGCCGACACGATGTTGTTCAGAAAGCCAGGGGCATTGTTGGCGGTGTTGTGGAGCACCGCTGCCTGTGCCAAAGGACCATTGGCGTAGGCGCCTGAGGTGATCATGTGTCCCAAAGACTGGATGGTGCCAGCAATCTGAGAGGCGCCAACGACCGGCACGAATGGCCGGGAGACCACTCGCGAGGTGGGGTACTCCTCGAGGCAATAATTGGAGACGCCATGGGTCACAAAGACCGCATTGACGTCGGCGCTCACCACGAAAAACAAGTCCGTGATGGCCTCAAAGGTGTCGATGCGAGTGCCCACCTGATGGAACTCAAAGGCCTTGCGCTGGACGGGCATCATAGAGATGCCAACGTACTGGGACAAGCGCCCGGTCTCATCGCGAAATGAGCCGTCCAACTCGATGTTGAAGCGGTCGATCTTGATCTGGGAGCCTTGCTGGCTCGACGCAGTGAGCAACTGGGACAGCGTGGTCGCGGCAATGGGAAAGCGCGCCGGGTCGTCGGTGTGCACTCGATAGAGGACTCCCTTGAACCCATTCTCGTTGGGTGTGGAATACGACATGATGCGAATTCCCTGTGAGACCTGAGCGAACTCCGTGGAACTCTCAGCCGCAATGTTGCGAACCACGTCGGCCGAGATGTTGGGCAGAGGCACCGCCGTATTGTTGCCACCCATGGCCACAGATCCGGGAGGAGTGGCAGAGAGGGTGTTTCCAAGTGCGGAGTTCCACATGACCCGACCGGTGTCACCATTTGGACCGATCAAGGTGTAGTCCTCACCAACTCCAATCATGGGCAACCACCCATCAGCTTGGACACCAGCGTAGGCAATGCCGTTGGAGCCAGAATACGAGAACCCCCAATACTCAACGGAGTATGGGTCGGTGAGAAACAACCCATTGTACATACTCGGGGGAAGGACGGTCTTCCACTTGGAGAACGGATAGCTCACAGTGTGGGCGTACGCCATGGCCATCTTGTCAGCATCGCGAATGAGGTTGTTGAACTTGACCGCACGCTCCACCGCGCCAGGAGCACGAGAGCCGCTGCTGGCGTTCGGAGAGGGTCGGAATGGTCCGTCCAACTCATGCGTGGTGGTGCCATCATAGAATCCCTGCTTCGCAACTGCACTGAAGGTCAGCGGTGAGGTGCTCGTGTTCAGACGCTCGATATTGCGTTGATGCTCCTCCGGAATGACGAGCGGGTGACGCTGGCGGGAGATTCTAACGGGCGCGACAGGTCTGACAACGGCAGATTGGCCAGGTACACGCTGCTTGCCAGGTTTGCTCGGCTGGTTGGGTCGGGTCTTCAACGCTGAGGTCGTCTTCGTCGGACGACGGGCGGTCGAAGATGCCTTCGAACTCTGGGTGCCCGTACCAGTCTTCGACATAGGCGTAGATGACTTCTTGACGCTGGAGCTCTTCTTGGTCGATCTCATGGTCGAAAATGCTCGAAATTTTGGTGCTTGCACGAAAAATTTAATTTTGCGAGCAGCCATTTTAGCGTGGCTACGCTTAGAAGAGAGCACTTGCGAGACGCTCGAGCGCCGGGTGCGAGACAAACCCGGGAAGCTGGACAGTCCGAATCGAGTGTTCAATCTCGACGACCGACGCTTCGTCGACCACGTAAGTGTCGAGAAGGGCCAGAGCAGCCTCGCGGGCAACCGTTGAGGCGCTGGAATCAGGATTGTTCCAGCGGTCGACTGTGCGCGCTGCTTCGAGAGCTTTTTGGCGGACGCGCCCGCCAGGAGCCGGAAATCCCGCCCACGCTGAATGAGCGCCCCAAGGATAGGATAAGCGCTGGGGAGGTTGGGTGAGCCCTGCGCCATGGCCCACAACATGATGCCAGCAGCGAGGGCTGGATCGGCGACGCGCAACAACTTCCGGGGATCCTTGAGAACCTTGGCGAGCTTGAAAACGGCGGTGAACGAGGGATACGTGGCGATGCCGCCCAAGCCGTCCGGGAGATAGACTTGAGCCAAAAAGGGCATGCCAAACCAACTGTGGCGCCAATTGAGCTTCAAGGTGAAGCCCATCTCGGCTGACAACTCCTCTGCAGTCTTCGTGCTGCCGTCTTGCCATTCCACCACCCAGCCGATGACGTTCGCGATGTTATGGCTGGTGTTACAAACAGTGGTGGTGTTTTTGCCGGTTCCCAAGTGTGGGGCCAGCTGACCCTCTACCGACACAGGAGTGCCGTCGGGCAGCGTGTAAAGCATGGAGACTTCTTCGGTGTCCATCTCTTTGTCCAAGGCCATCTCCTCCTCGGTCCATCCCGCGCAGCGCATGGGCTCGCGCTCGATCGCCTGGAGGTCTTCCTGGCTTTGATCGAACATGGTGGCATCGCTGTCACACCAACGGGAGGGCACAAGTCCAGCATCGAACACGCTTCCCCAATAGATGGCGTTATCGTCTCCATTGGCAATGATGACGTTGACGCGCGAAAAAGCGCTGTAGATGAAAGTCAACAACAAAGGCACCCGTCCAAGCGGCGTGTCGCGCAATGTGTGGGGGTCACCAGCCGCCCAGATGATGATGAAGTCGTGACCAGCGATATTCCACACTCGCTCGTGGTTCCAAATGTCATGTAGGAAATCGGCCAAATCCCGGGCAGCTGCCGCCAGCTGCGCCAACTTCAGTGGAGGGATGTTCCGGAGGGCACGAGGTTTGACCGGCAATTTGAGCGTCTCTAATGGCTTGTAGTTGATCTTGACGCGTCCAAACTGCGCATGACCAGCTTCATCACGAGCGAAGGCCTCAGCCAAGCGTCGGCCGCGGGATCCCATGGCCTCGAAAGCGGCAGCGTGTGCCCAATGCTTCTCGCGCCTCTCGGCGAACATGCCAGAAGCGCGGAGGGCCGCCACCACTCGGTCAACCCTAATCTTCTTGGCAGCGTCCCAGGCAGCGCGTGCCTGGGGGTCGAGTGGAAAGGCGTCGGGATTGCGTAGACAACGGCCAGCCATGGCAGCCAAGTGGGAAAACGCTGCCGGGCGCGGATTGCGGGTGGCGCCAGCAAAGTGGATGAGCGGGAAATAAGGCTCTCTATCAGGAGCGTCCACGGCATAGGTCCACGTGCGCAGCAGAGCCTCATCATAACTAACGGGCTCACCGTCGATTTTGACGTTGAGGTAGCCCTTGGCATTGATCTGGGGTGCCAGCTCGTGGAGGCGCGGAGCGCGGTCGCGGTCGGGGCCCATGCTCATCAAAACGCTGGGCAACGGCGAGGTCGCCACAACGGCGCACTTGCGAAAATCCCAATCTAGCCCGTCGCCGCGAACGTATTCTTGCCAATGATCTGCGGGAGGGGCGCGTCGGAACCACCAAGTGGCAAGAGCAACCAAGGCAGCACCCACCACTGGTATGGTGAGCAGCATGGAACCGGGAGCCGGTGCCCCACCCGGGAGTTTGGACAGAAAGACCGCACAGTTGTACGCCGTGTGGATTGCAACACGTGGCCAGAAGGCCATGTCCTTAGACCCATAATGCATGCCAAATGGAGCCAAGGCGCGCGGTCCCTGCTGGGACAGCTCTATTCCAACCAAGGTCCAGAAGCCAACGTCGGAGCTCTTGATGATCTCTTCAACGACGGACTGTGCCAAGCACCCGACTCCAAGGGTGGTGGCGGCGATGCATCCTTCCGGTGTGCCGTAGCCCACCTGGCGCACCACCCAACGGGAGTATAGGGCCTGGCGCTCAGGGGAGAGCGACACGAAATTCTGCCAAGAGAGGCTTCCGAAGAGAACCTCCTTCAACACGTATGGCACGTCACGCACCAGCGTGAGTGAACCATAGGCACGCGTGGCCACGTCTCCAAAAACATGGTTGAGCAGTTGGCCCGATGCGCGAGGAACCTTTTGGCCCACGTCGGCCACCAGCAGCGCAGAACGCGCCCCAATGAGGCCGAGGGAACCGGGAGCAGCACCTCCTCGAAGAAACCGCGCCAGGCGGGACAACAACCATGGCAGTATCTTTCGAGCCGCGAAGTATCCGACCCCGAAAACGGCGAGATATTTCACACCTCGCATGAGCCATTCCCGCCATGTCGCCACCGGCGCATCTTGGGCGCGCCAAGCCCGCAGCTGAGCATCATTCTCAGCGACGCTACGACGCCAGGAAATGAACTTCCGGGTCCCGCGCCCGCGACGCAAGTAGATGATCGCCAAGCGGGTGTCTTCAATGACACGCTCAAGGAAATCGGAAAAGACGCCGCCTTGAACTCTTGCTGCTTGGCCAAATTGCGTCTTCCGCACTGCACAGCCAACCTGCGATGCCACGGTACTCTCTAGAGTCCCCCCGGACAGTTTAATGCTGTTGGTGCTGGCCATGTCGAGATACGTCGGAATGTGCACCCACAACTCGGTGGGCACCCACGGGTTGATCTCATCGCGCACGAATCCACGTTTGGAGGTGTGGCCGCGGGTCAAATCCAACGCGCGCCAATACCAATCGTCAAATGACATGGCCTCAAACTCGCGCGCCATGTGGGCCGCGTGGTTTACCGTGTCCTTTGACGGCGCGTGGGAGCGCACTATCTTCCAGACACCAACGGATGGCGTCGCGACGGGATCTCCAAACGCCTTCAACAGGGTCACATCGTAGTCGCCAAACCGGCGAACCATCAGATGGTCTGTGCTGGCATGACTGGCATAGGTCATGCTCGATGGGTCCGAATTGAACAGGACCGTGCCGTCCGCTTGTTTGATCCAACAGTTCTCGACACGCCTCTCGACTGTATCTCCAACCTTCTCGGTCCACACTGACGCTCCACATATGCCTGAGAACAAATGCGCCACGACATAGATGGGGGCACCAAGGGGAAGGTGCTCCAACGATGCTGCAGCTAAGTCCTCATGCGACGTCCGTTCATAGATGTCGCAATAGACCAAAGCGGAGAACTGCTCGTTGTCGGCGGCGTACCGACGCGAGTGCGAGAGGGCGGCGTCGCGCGGATACTGGATCGTTGGATCCTCGACGGCTGCCCCGAGCTCGCGACGGACATATCCTGGAACAATCTGATGGAAAGCCATGCTGGTGCCAACATACCGTTTACCGGTTCTGTCAGCGCCAAACACGTCGCCCACTTTGAAAGTAGGAACATTGCCCTTGGATGAAGCCTCCAAATCTCCCATGGCCAATCGGACTCCGGCCTCAATGAAGAGTCGGTCCACGCCATGTGGATTGGGGTCGCGAGCCCCCGGGTCGACTTTACCAACCTGACGCACTGCCTCGGCGAGTGCTGGTTCACGGTTGGACACCGGAATGTGTATGTCGAACACACTCCGGCGAGTCGGGGGCGCAGATGCGGGTTGCGTCGGCGGCCCTGGGTCAGCAGGGGGAGGCGTTGCCGCCGTCGCCACTGCGACCTTCTTCTTGTGTTTTTGTTTCTGCTTTAGGCTCGCGGCGTCGCGAGCTACTTTAGCAGCAGGGGTTTTGGCATTCCCCTTACCACCCGTAGAAGCCCGGGTGGCGGGTCCAACGTTGTTATCGTTGGACATTCCTAAAAACCACAGAGTGGTCCAA